CGTGATGGATTAGGTTCAGAAGAGAATTATTTCTGGAAAACAGCAAAAGAAAGAAGCAAAAAAGACGAAATAGAACCAAATTTAGGATAAATAATAACATTCTGTAAAAAGTGTCATAAATAAAACAGGAAAACTCTTGTTTAAATGGCAATAAAAAGGATTTCAAGGGCATTTAAGGACATAAGTTTGTCTTTTACCCCTCATCCAGTCACAAAAGACCTTACTATTCTCAAAAATGAGAATGCAATTAAGAAGTCTGTAAGAAATTTAGTGCAAACTATCCCTACGGAGAGGTTTTTTAACTCTGCGATAGGATCTGAAGTGCGTGATAGTCTATTTGACTTTGTAGATTTTGGTACTGCGTCTGTAATTCAGAACCAAATACAAATTACACTTGAAAATTTTGAACCTAGAATAGAAAATCCGACTGTTGAAGTAAATCCAAAACCAGATACTAACGAATTTGAGGTTACTGTGTTCTTTACTATTGTTGGACAAGAAGTTCCTATACAAGAATTCACATTCATGCTCGAAGCAACAAGATAAATGCCTTTTACTAAGTTTACAAACCTCGATTTCGATCAAATTAAGACCTCTATCAAGGATTATCTCCGTGCAAACTCTGATTTTACGGATTTTGACTTTGAGGGGTCTAATTTTTCGGTTTTAATTGATACTTTAGCATATAATACTTACATTACAGCATTTAATTCAAATATGGTTGTAAATGAGTCCTTCCTAGACTCTGCAACAGTGCGTGAAAACGTGGTTTCACTTGCAAGAAACATTGGATATGTGCCAAGATCAAGATCCGCTGCACAAGCAGTAGTATCTTTTGACGTTACAACCTCTGGTAATACCCCAACTCTTACTCTTCGTGCAGGTTTAGTATGTGTTGGGTCGCAAAATGACACTTCATTCGTATTTTCCATACCAGAATCGATTACAACAACTACAAATCAAAATGTTGATGCAAATGGCAACATAATTAGTAGCACTGCATCATTTAGTAACATCTCTGTATATCAAGGGACATATCTATCTAAGACTTTTACTGTAGATGGGTCACTTGATCAAAGATTTTTGTTAGAAAATTCATTTATCGATACATCAACTATTAAAGTTTATGTAAAGGGTGCCTCTGATCCTGGTATTGGCAGAGAGTATCGTAAAGTAGACAATATATTAAACATCAACAATACCTCAGAAACTTATTTAATACAAGAAATAACTGATGAAAGATATGAGTTATTGTTTGGTGATGGTATCTTCGGTAAAAAGTTGGAAAACGAAGCAATAATTACTGTTTCTTACATTACCACAGATGGAAAAGATGGAAATGGACCTTCTGTTTTTACATACGCAGGAAGCACTGTTTCATCTTCAAATCAAGTTTCTTTACCAACAGTAACACCATCAATTACCACTGTCACAGCGGCATCTAATGGGGGTAATATTGAGTCAATTGACTCTATTAAGTACTTTGCACCTAGACTGTATTCATCACAGTACAGAGCAGTTACAGCTAGGGATTACGAGTCTGTAATACAGCAAATATATCCAAATACAGAGTCAGTATCAGTGGTTGGTGGTGAAGATTTAGATCCTCCAGAATTTGGAACTGTTTTTATAACAATAAAACCAAAAAATGGTGAATTTGTATCTGACTTTGATAAACAATCAATACTATCAAATTTAAAAGGGTATACTCTTGCAGGTATTAATCAAAAAATACTTGATCTTAAAATACTTTATGTTGAATTAGACTCATTTGTATACTATGACCAATCAAAGGTTACGACTGTATCAGATTTAAAAACTAGCATTACAAATGGACTTCTAACCTATGCTTCATCTACTGATCTTAACAAATTTGGTGGAAGATTTAAGTATAGTAAGATGTTAAATGTTATTGACAATATTGATGATGCGATTACATCAAACATAACAAGAGTTAGAATTCGTAGAAATCTTAAATCGTTAGTAAATCAGTTTGCTCAGTATGAATTGTGTTATGGAAATAGATTTCATATTAATCCAGAAGGTAAAAACATAAAAAGCACTGGATTTACCATTCAAGGACAAGTTGACACTTTATATTTTACAGATATACCAAATAAAAATGCTGATGGTACTTTAGACGGAAGTGGTAGAGGTGTTTTGGCAATTGTAAAAGGAGATACTGAATTATCAAGAGGTCAGTTAGTTGTCGCTTCTGCTGGTATAGTAGATTATGAACATGGAGAGGTCATTATATCAACAGTAAACATAACTTCAACTCAAAAAGATAATAATATTATTGAAATACAAGCTTTTCCTGAGTCAAATGATGTAATTGGATTAAAGGATTTATATCTCAGTTTTGCTGTTGGAGATAGTGCCATAAATATGGTTAAAGACACAATTACTTCTGGTGAACAGATTTCAGGTGTCGGATATAAGGTTACATCAAGTTATGCAAATGGAGCACTGGTAAGAGGATAATATGATAACCACTGGAATTGATAAAAGAGTCAAAGTCCAACAGATAATTGAAAACCAAATACCTGAGTTTTTAATATCTGAGAGTCCAAAGGCAGTAGATTTTTTAAAACAATACTACATATCCCAAGAGTATCAGGGAGGTCCGATTGACCTAACTGATAATTTAGATCAGTACATAAAATTAGATAATTTAACACCTGAAGTAGTAGTAGGAGAAACAAAATTAATTAATGGTATAACAACAACTTCTACAACTATAGAAGTCAGTAGTACAAAAGGTTTTCCTAAAGAATACGGACTTTTTAAGATTGAAGATGAAGTTGTTACATACACTGGTATTACTACAAATTCATTTACTGGTTGTGTTCGTGGTTTTAGTGGCATTACGACCTATCATCAAGAAAATAATCCATCAGAATTATTATTTTCAGATACATTAGCAACTAATCACGATGATGATGCAACTGTTATTAATTTAAGTGCATTATTTCTTAAAGAATTTTATAAAAAGACAAAAAAAGCACTTACACCTGGATTAGAAAATGTTAATTTTGTTGATAATCTAGATGTAAGTAATTTTATTAAAAATTCAAAGTCATTATATCAGTCAAAAGGTACAGAAGAGTCATTTAGGATATTATTTAATGTTTTATATGGTGAAACACCTAAAATTTTAGATTTAGAGCAATATTTAATAAAACCATCAACAGCAGAGTTTATAAGAAGAGAAATAGTTCTTGCTGAAGCACTTTCTGGAAATCCAATAAATTTAGTTGGTCAAACAATCATTAAATCAACTGACAGCGAAACAAGAGCATCAATATCGGAAGTTGAACCTTTAACTAGAAAAGGAAAAGTATATTATAAGATTGGTTTATTTGTTGGATTTAACGATGTTGATTTAATTGAAGGTACATTCAATGTTAGTCCTAAAACAAAAGTAATCGGTAATGTTTCTGCAGGTTCATCTGTAATTACAGTGGATTCAACTGTAGGATTTGGTGCAACTGGCACTTTAGTATCTGGAATTAGCACAAATATTTACTATAGTGATAAATCAGTTAATCAATTTTTTGGATGTCAAAATATTGTAGGAGTTATAACCTCTACAGATGATATTAGATCAAAAGAATTTTATTATGGATATGAAAATGGTGATTTAACAAAAGAAGTTAAACTTAGATTAACTGGTGTATTATCTAAGTTTGTCTCAACATCAGATATTCGTTTATTAACACAAGGTGAAAACATAACAGTTAGAAATGTTGGTGAAAAGATACTTAACCCATCAGAGGATAGAACTAAAAAACAAATTTTTGCAAATTCATGGATTTATAATACATCATCAAGATTTTTAGTAAAAAATATATCTGGTGCCAACATTATTTTACTTACTAGTGATATTGATAAATCAAGTTTAAAAGTTGGAGATAATATTGAGGTATTATTTAGAAATGAGGAAGAAGTTGTTGCCACTGGTATAGTAGGAAATATTGATAAGGATACATCAACTATTTCAATAAACAATTTAACACTTTTATCAAATATTACAGTTTTACCAGATCCAAACCGTGAATATGACTTAAGAAGAATAATTAATCGTGTTTCAAGCACAAAAACTGATGTTGATTTTGGTCAAAATATCCTTACATCAGATGTAACTAATGTCTATAATGATATTCCACCTTCAAGTGAATTTTATGTTGCATCTAACTCATTACCATCGTATCAAATAACAACAGAATTACCAAAATCCATTATACCAGAAGCTGTTGCTGGAAATGAATTACCAAATTCAGGTTATAATCCTAATACTTTAAAATATAGTATTATATCTTTCCCAAACCCAGTGCCATTCATAACTGGTGATGAAGTTTTTTACACAGCACAGGGCACTGTTATACCAGACTTACCAGAAGGTTCATATTTTGTTGAAGTTTTAACAAATGGAAATCAGATAAGATTATATAAATCTAGATCATTCATTCCAATATCTGATTTTGTAGAATTTCAATCATTACAACCAGGAACAGGAACACATACATTTTCATTAGTTGGAATATTAGATCAGAAGATTGCATCACAAAAACTACTTAAAAAATTTCCTCTCTATCCAAATCTAAAAAATTCATCATCTGTTAAAACAACACCTGGATCTACAGGAATGTTAGTAAACGGTGTTGAAATAACAAATTATAAATCAGAGGATACAATCTTCTTTGGTCCTTTAAATAGAGTTACATTATTGAATAATGGTAAAAACTATGATGCGATAAATTCACCAGAAATAACTCTATCAAATCCAGGAGTTGGAAATACTACTGCTTTAATTAGACCAGTGATTACTGGTAGTGTAAAAGATATTCAAATTGATCCTCAAGATTTTGGTATTAAAAGAATAATAACTGCAACAATTGAAGGAGGAAATGGTGACGGTGCTGTAATTGAACCATTTTTAGTAGATAGAAAAAGAGAAATAAGTTTTGATGCTAGATTGTTGTCACAATCTGGAGGTGTTGATAATGTAGATGAAACTATAACTTTTCAAACCAGACACAACATAGCAAGTGGTCAACCATTAATTTATGATAGAAATAATAATCCTCCTTTAGGTGTAGGTCCATTTTTTGGTTCAGATTTAGGATCAGTAGCGATCGGTGCTGCAACAACAGTTGGTATTGGTACTACCACTCTTATAAATGCTGCAACATACTATCCAGAAGTTGTTAATACAAAAACAATCAAATTGTATCAAACTTTAGGAGATTATAATGCAGGTATAAACACTGTTGGATTTACCACAACTAATAAAATTGGTATTCATAAATTTAAATTATATTATGATGAAAAAACTTTAAAGGATATAAGAGTGATAGATGGTGGAAGTGGATATGAAAATAGACAAGTATTTGTAAAACCGACAGGAATTAACACAGTAACTAATACCATTCATTTTGAAAATCACGGATTTAGTCATGGTGATAAGATTGTTTATACAACTGCAGTTGGTATAGGATCAACATTACCAACCACTATCTCTGGTTTATCTACATCAACTGGCATCACAACCACTACTAATTTCTACAAAGTATTAAAGTTAAATGAAGATTCTTTTAGAATTGTAAGTGCTGGTCTTGGTGGAACTGTAACATCAGAATTTGAGAGAGGAGATTACATCAAGTTTTCAAATCAAGGCACAGGATTTCAAGTATTCAAATATCCAGATATAAAAATAAATTTAAAATATGAACTTGAAAATACAGGTGTGGGTATAATCACTGCGACTCCTGTTGTCAGAGGACCTATTACTGATATGTTGCTATATGATCAAGGTTCTGGTTATGGTTCGGATATATTAAATCTAGAGAAATCAGTTTCAGTATCAATTAAAACAGGTAAAGATGCAGAACTAAAACCGATTGTAACAGATGGTAAAATTACTTACGTTGAAATACAAACAAAGGGTAGAGAATACTCCTCTGCACCCGATCTAGAGGTAGTAGGAATAGGAACTGGTTTAGGTGCAAAACTAAGAGCTGTTGTACAAGATGGTAAAATTGAACAGGTAATTATCTTAGAGGGTGGTTTACAATATCAGCAAGATAAAACAGAAATTAAAGTTATTCCACCAGGCACTGGTTGTAAAATTGATGTAGGTATTAGAGGATTAACTGTAAATAGATTTGCAAGATACGGTAATGAAGCATTACTTGAGACTAATAATAAACTTCAATATTCTATAGTTGGTTATTCAACACAAATCGGAAAAGATACTTTTGGTGATACTGGCACTGGACACTCACCAATAATTGGTTGGGCATATGATGGAAATCCAATATATGGACCATATGGATACAGTGATTCAACAGATGACAATTCAGATATAAAAGTATTAACTTCAGGATACGTTTTAGATCCAAGTAATGTTGTAAACAGACCAAATTTCAGTAATGGTTTTTTTGTTGAAGACTATAGATTTACTAATGCAGGAGATTTAGATCAACATAATGGTAGATATGGAAGAACACCAGAATATCCTGAAGGAACATATGCATATTTTGTAGGTATTAACTCTAATACACAATTACCAGT